ATCCTGCCGTATCAGTATTAGCCCAAGTATAAGTAACACCATTACTAACAGTATCCGAAGCATCACTTCTAAGGAATGATGTGCTATCTACACCATCTAAGGTAGCTGCATTTCCACCATCAGCCGATGTTATAAACCCTGCACCATTGGTAAGTTGATTTGTGTTTGTTACATTAGTTGCGCCACTAGCAATGCCATCAAGCTTAGTGCCATCAGCCGCAAGGTCACGCCCATCTACTGTTCCAGTGACCGATATGTTTCCGCTACTATCTATTGTAAGCCTATGAGCCGCAGCTACGTCATCATAAGCCATATAAAATTTAGTGTCTCCAACTCCCATTGAAAAACGAGTATTTGTACTCCCTGCGCCATCACCCCTTAAATGTATAACCCCATATCCACCGTTACCATCAACGGCAAATTCTGTGTTGCCATATGCTGCATCGTTCCATGCGTTATCAGTAGGTGTATTGGTTCCTATACCAACGTGACCACTACTATCCTTTAAAACCAAATCCTCATTTGCAGCCGTAATAAATACCTCAACATTACTGCCACTTAAATTTAACAATGAGCCAGTAGAACTTTCCGTAAGGCTTCTAGATAAAGTAGTTCCCGAATGCGTGTAAGTACCAGTGCCTATTTCAAATGCAGTGCCATCGATAATTGTGTATCTTACAACATCACCATCACTGATACCGCCATCACTAAAGGTCTGGAAACCACTTATTGCACTACCTAATGTAATAGTGCCTGTTCCAGTTGTTGCAGTGCTTACTTTTACTCTGTTTGCTAAGACATTAGCCATTGCTTACTCCTAGCTCGGATCTGGTATGCCTACGTCCAAAGCTTCTAAGCTAAACGTGTTTCCAGATGTAACCGACTGCGAAGCTGTTAAAGAACCAGTAACCAACAATCTACTGTTATTTGTATCTGTGATTGCATAATGTGTGGCATTTCCTGTGCCTGTTACTGTTCCGTTTGATATTGCCGACATAGTGACTTTACGGCCTCCCCCACTGCGATCCGCGGGGGCTGATATTGTGATTGATGTAGCATTTCCCAATGTTTGCGTAGAGGTAGCTTCTGCAAATGTCGTGCTTTCTGCGCTTGTTATATCTACCCTATTGGCCTCAGTATCAAGGACGGTGAGGCCATTATCCAGAACCCTATCTGCTATTGTTGCCATTTAATAACTCCTTATTTTAATGCGACGACCAGAGCCGCCTGTTTTTGCCCTGTCGCCCTCGTTGTTGATATTCGTGACTGCGTTTTGATAAAGCGAGCCCCAGACCGCCAATCGATTATCTTCGCCCAGGTACGGGGCGCTGTTTATTAGGCTGCCGTACAGATAAACGTCCGGATGATTTGTCAGTAGCCAGTTTGACGTGTTGCCAGAATTAAGAGCGTCTATCTTTTCGTAATACAGCATCTCAAGCGTGTAGGTGGCGTCTGGAGAAGGGAACACCTCGATGCTGCCGTCAACAATTGTAAAAAATTTTGGCTTACCCAGGGTGTTGCCGGCTTCAGCTCTAAGAGTTGAGATCTCCGCCGTTCCAACCATCTCTAAAACATCGTGGTCGGCAGTGTTTAAGCTTTTCCTAATAGGCTCAAGGAAATCATTCGGCAACGCAGTAAATTGTGTGTCTAAATTTGCCGTGGCTCGCTTTTCCATTCGCCAGTGCCGAATATCTCGATTAAAATTTGCTTCTGCTAAAGAAATAAAAGTTTCGCTCGTTGTCGATAAATCATCACGATTTAAAAAATCAGCGATACTAGTCTTGAGCTCAGCGAAAGTTGTTATACTCATTGCAGTTTCCCTTCACGCCTAAAATATTGCTCCAGCTCTTTAAACACCGGCCTGGCAACATTAGCAGCTCCTCTAGCAGTTCCCTTAACAACTGGTTTGGCAAAAGGAGCCAAAGACAGTGCAGCATCGCCAGCGCCCAAGGCAACTTGTCCAATTTGTCCTAAAACACCAGGAACGCCATTCATAGCGTAGGCGTCCGGTATATTCCTGGCGGCGTCGTAAGCGTCTTCTAGGCCCATTGCAGTGCCAACGCCTGGCATAAAGCCGGCGACGTTCATAACTTGCCTGGCAACTCTAGGATTTCCCGTATTCTGCAAAACAAAATCAAAAATATTATAGCCGATCATGTTGTCGGTGTTGCTGGCATCCATTGCCTTTTGCAGCTCTTCCTGGGAAAATTTGTATCGAGGATCTACGTTTCGACCTCGGTTGCGCCCACTCAATTCCGTATTGGCTTCTTGTGGCGCAATCATCTCAAAAGCTTCTCCGTCTACACCCATCACGTTGTCGTAGCTGCGTCGAAATTTTTGCTCCTGCAAGTTTGCAATTTTAGCTTTTAAATTGTTTTCTATTTCGCTCATAAGCCCCTCATGTTGTAATAAAGGGGGCTCTCAGGTTGCCCTGGTTGCGGTTGCTGCATTCCTAACGCGCCCAAGACGCCGCCAGCTCCAAACGGAACAGACATGGCGCGTTTGTTCATAATCATATCAAACAAAACTTGCTCTGGAGTTGTGCCGCGCTTGGCAGCCGTCGTAGCCGCTCGATCACGCATGGCGCCCATAAATGTGGTTAAGCTGCTTGGGTCTACTTTGGTTTTCTTTGACGCGCCCATCCAAAGAGCTGCTTGCGTTTGCGGACCAGTCAAACCCAACTCCTGGCCAAGCTCAAACATAAAATCTTCCATATGGCCATATTCGGCAGTATTAGGTTTTTGCGCCCAAACAATTGGATTTTTCATCATTTCTTCAATAGGAATTACGCCATCTTTCACGGCTGCTTTTGGATTAAATCCAGGATTACCGCTGGCATGTTTAGCAAAATATTTTTTTGATTTTGGATACTTGGAAATCATTGTTTCCATGAATTCTTTGCCAACCTCTGTACCGCCAGTAGCCAGCCACTCCGGATCCATCGATGCCATGCCAAAATACCTAGTAAAATGCAGATCCGCCGCGATGTTTTTCTCGCTGCCTTTAAGCGACGCGGTAAAGCCTTTAGGTTTTGGATTTTCTGTAAAGCTTCCTTTTGACGGAGCAACACCTGGCTCAGCCGCTCCAGAAAAACGTCCTTGATTTTGACGCGCAACAATCAGCTCCTGCAAACCGCCGGTTTTATGCCCGTAACCCGTTTTTCTAGTTTTTGCTAAAGCTCGACCGTCAGCTATATTTTCGACATTAGCTAGATCGCTCATATACTGCTCGCCCACAGTCATGTTGCTGCCAGGCGCCATTTCATTGCTGTACATACGCTCGCGAACAGCGGTCGCGTTGCCAATATTTGGCGGCACCTTAGAACCAGGAGAAGTAGCGCCAACAAGGTCTAAAAATTCGTGATACTGCCGCAACCCCTCATCAGGACCGTAACCAGTCGTAAACCAATCGAGCAGCTCCTCGGTGTTGTACCAGTCTTCGCCAACGTCTAAACCGGCAGAAATATTCTCAATCATCGTTTGACGCATAGGATTATTTTTATCGCGCAAAGCAGATAATGATTTTTCTAGCCGAGGCGTTAACTTTTCTGGCTTGTAGCGCATAAGTGAGAATTCATTACGATTAGGGCCAGCGCCGCGATACTCAGGCTTGGAGCCTGGCGGTTTGCCCAACATACTTAATAAAGCTTCTTGACCTTGTTTAAGGTACGCCACTTATCGCCTCACACTTTTTTTGCCGCTACAGCCCCAGGCTTTACGGCGAACTTTCACTTTTGGTGTGCGCTTCTGACTGATCGTCCGAGCGCAATAATTATCTCCGCGTTTCGTACCAGGTCGAGAAATACGCCGGTGCGTTTTTCCCTTGCTATCCTTGTACGTTGTTCCGTCAGCATATTTTTTGCTGGCCGGTACTTTTTTACGCTTTGCCGGCATTACTTCTTCTTTTTCTTTGCCGGACGCTTCTTGGCAGTCTTGGCGCTTTCCTTAAATGCCTTGTTAGTAGGAGCTCCAGGATCTCCTTTTTTCCTCATTCTTTCGCCGCTTCCGGCCTTTATCCTAGCTCGTTTCCGAGCGATATTTCTGTAAAGTCCTGGTCGTTTAGCCATCTATCGCCCCACTTTCCGCATTGCTTTTTTATGCGCCGCTGTAAATGTTGAGCCAGCCAGCATCAGCTTTGTCATTTCACGCATGTGAGCAGCCGTGTGATGCTGAGAATGATTTTTCATCGCAGACTTTTGCCTGGCAGTTAAAGATTTTTTCTTAGCTTTAGTCGCCATAGCAATTACTTTTTCTTGCCGCCTTTTTTCTTCTTACCGTACATAAAAAAACTCCTTGTTAATCCTGCCATCAAATTAACATGAGCCAGGCTAAAATACCTAAATTCTATGCGATGCCTTGGAGGTTGCGCCGGAGCTCGCCGCGAAACTGCCTAAAAGATCCCGACATAGCCGTCGCGCCTTCCTGGGAAAAAGTTAGGGCAAGACTATCCGCGAGATCGGGTGAGCTGTAGCCTCTCTTCTTCAAATCTTGTTTGCTTTCCGCTTTGATTTTTCCGGAGCTGGTAAACGTATACCGCAACGACGTCAGCTCCGACAAAAGCTGATCGTTCTTTGGGATCTTACACGACCGGTTTTCTAACCAGGCTTTTGTCTTGAACCAAAGCTCGGCGCGTAAATTTAAATAGGTTTCCTTCATAGACGGGCTCTCGCTCACGTTAATCGCACGAACAGGCAAACCAAGTTCAGAAAGCCTATCGTAACATCCGGCGCCCATCCCGACACTGTCTATCATTATCTCCAGGTTTTCCTGCTCAAACGGTTCCAGGGCGTCGTACTCGGCTTTCACACGGCCAACAGTCTGCATAAGGTCCAAGCCTCCCCAGGACCTGATTTCGCTCACTACGGAGCCTCTACGCTTGCACAAAGCCGTTTTATCGCCTCCATACCTACTAACGTCCAATGCCCACACCATAGGCGTCTCTAGGCTCTCCTCAATGTCTCGATGCTGCGCTGCCTCGACAAGATGAAACGGAATGATCGTGTCGTCGTCAGCTAACGGAAATTCACCCATTACGCGAACCAAAAAAGCGCTAGAATTTTGCCCGTAGCGATCGCGCATCTCATCAATAAACTCTTCAGCCACTAACGGGCTATCTTGGCAGCTCCAGCGCCTGGTCCACCAACTTTTCCGCATTCGGTTGTGGCTCTCAAAAAACGTACCGCTTGAACGGGTAGGGTTCGACAACATCAACGTCGTCGCGTTCACGGATGACATTGAACCGGCGCTGGCTTCAAATACGACCTCAGGTACGCCGCTGGCTTCGTCGATAACTAATAACACGTTATCGGAGTGAACCCCCGCCAAAGCCTCTCCAGCGTTCTCAGCGCGCGCCGTCCGGCAAGAGATAAAAGCTTCACTCGGCGCCGCTACAAGCTCCACACGATCCGACTTAACGTTAAGCAGCTCCTGGAGCTCCCTGGGCAGCTCTCCGATCCACCGCTTGAGCTCAGCAAACATCGCGTCAAATAGCTGCGAGCTAGTAGGGGCCGTCACAACGACTTTGCAAGGAAATTTTAACATCAAAAACCATAGCATCGCCCAGCTCGCCGTCGTTGATTTTCCTGTTCCGTGACCCGACCGGACCGAGAGCCTCCTAGTAGGGGAGGCAACCTCGCGCAAAAATTCTGCCTGGTAGTCAAAAGGCTCGACGCCCAGGATCTCCTGCACAAAGCGCACCGGATCGTTTTGATACGTCTCGACAAACTCTTCCATAAAATTTTTAGTCGTCATTTTCGATAACCTTCGTCGCGTCCGGAACCGTTTTCATTTTTCGCAAAGCATCCAAATGCATGTCGCCCAACGAAATTGTGACTTCCGTTTGTCCGGCCCTGGTGCCGTATCTCGCCTGGTTCCAAGCTTGAGCAACAAATCGATGCTGGCTAGCTTTCTCCCTTGCAATAGCAACGTCTACCTGGTTGAGATCCTTTGTCCGGCTTCCTTCTTCCGCCAGGTCGCGTTCTCTTTGCCGCTCTTTGCTCAAATTTTCAAAAATTTGGAAGCCCATCTCCGCGTGTGCGTCCGCCGCTTTTTCGCGTATCGCTTCAATCGCTTTGCTGTACTCGTCGTGATTAATGAGCAGCCGGTGAAGGTATCCTCGGTTAAGGTCGAGATCCTTTGCCAAGCTGCTTATCGTGCCGCCAGACATAAGAAAATCTTGGAGGTAATCTGCGCCACCTCGCGTCTCGATTTTCTCTAATGCCTGGCGACGTTTTGGTCTTCCTGCCATGTATGAAACTCCTGCTTTTCCTTTGTTATCCTATTTGCTTTTCTCTCGCCAAATTTCGGCGTCGGTGTGTGTCTTGGCCTAGCTAAGCGACGGGGGGTGTAATTGGTCGAGGGGGGGGTTATTTTTGTCTAATTGCGACATTTTCGGGCTCCTATATGCTAACCTATTGTTTTTAAACGTTTTCTAAATCGCATAATTTACATTATGTTAATTCTTGCCTCGCGCGCGCGCGTGTGCGCGACCCCGTCGCCGTGCGTCAAACGTAGGTAAAGAGGGCAGCGCATGAGCAAAAGAACTTGGGAGAAGTATACCACGCGCTGCCAGTTGTGAGCACCGACAGGGAGGAAAAACGATGCTCGGACCGAGGTAATAACTTATGATAAGCATAGATCCTCCAAGCCTCCAAAATTACACGTCATCTTCGTAATCTTCTTCAAGAGCTTTTAAGTTCGCCTCAAATTGCAATCGATAAGCGATCACCAGGTAGTTAATCTGATCAATCAAGCTGTCCTCATGGAAACCATTGCAATCCATCCTGGCAGCTTTAAGCTCGGCCATTAGTCTGGCGACCTCGTGAGCTGTTAGTTGCTCACCAGGCTTAAATTTATCCTGGAGAACGGACGTCCACCTGGCCGCGATGGTTTCATGCAATGGACGAGCGTCTCCGTAAGTGTGCTCACGCATTGCCAGAATGTCTTTAGCTTTACTAAGAATTGTTTTGTATTTCATGTTTACCTCTCGCTCTGTATTTTGCGTAACCTCGATCGCTGACGACAACGACGTAGCCACGATCGATCAATGTGTGGAGCTGCTCCAACATCTCTTGCTTTGTCTCGTCCATTGCGCCGGCAAGTGTCACGAGATCCATTACTCCCTCGGATCGCATAAACGTCAGGATGTGTAATTCGTACCTGGTCAATGGCTCCCTGGTCTTGCGACGCTTCTTGTCGTCAGGCAAAGCAGCTCTTAATCCTAGCTTGGCTCGCTTCCGTTCAAACTCCATCATGGCGACGCGCATTTTATCCTCGTCCATTCTCAAGTTCCCACTTGCGTTGGATGATAGCCTGGCGCTGGAAGTGATCCCAATCCTTTAGCTTCCGGCAATTGAGGTGACGTTTTCGATTAGCGACTGCCTCCAGCTCTATAAGATCCGTGATAGCTCTCATTAACTTGAGGAAATCTTTTTCCGACATCTCAGCGTAATCAGGAGCTTTCCACTCCAGTCTTTTGAGATCCTCTTCAGTCAGCATATCAATACCAACCCGAGCAACCCTACCAACCTACCAATACCTAAAGGTATTTGGTAGTGGTGGTATAGTTGGCGTTGCCGATACCAATAAATATACCAACCAATACCAAATATACCATTTAGCAATGCTTTATGCATTACAATCAGGTACTTAGGCATCACACTATTGCTGGTATTGGTTGGTATTTCGCTCATAACTGGTACTTTCTTGCAGTTAACCAGCAAAACCCGTCATTGACGGCTATTTGCCCCTCTGCCACGAGCTTATCGAATGGTCTTTTAAACGCCTGGCTTTCGTTTGTTGCGGTATTCTTTCCTAAAAAATGCTTTCGAAGATCGGCAACTTTGACCATATACCTGGTTCCGCTTTCCGGATATCCGGTGCCGCCTGGATTGACTTTACCGACATTGTCGCCCTGCAATTGCATAAAGCATTCGAAAATTACCTTTGCGCTTGGGCTCAGCTTTACCTTTGCTTCTTTCTGGCGCTCCTCAGTCACCGGCACGATGTAGCAGCTCGTCACCTTGTCGCCATCTTCATCTTCGCCCAGGATAACTGTCTCTAGTTCAAACGCGAACTCACGGCCTCCCTCGATCTCTCGTTGCTTAGTTGTCTTAGCGAAGCGAATTCCGCTTACCTCATCGACGTTGACCTCTATCTCAGTATCTGTCGCGGCTCGGAGGCTTGAATGGCCACGGGCTAAGTCAGATGATTTGGAGGAGTGATGCACAAAGAGAATGCTGCAATCTGCATGGGATCTAAGTAGATCTCCCGAATTTATTATGGCCGTCATTGCCTCTGGCGAATTTTCGTTTCCCCCAACCATCGACCTAGATAATGTATCGACGCAAATCATTGCAATCTCGCCGTGCGTCTCCTTAACCATATCTATCTGCGCCAGGAGCTTGGGTAGGTCTGCGTCTGGATCCAGCAAATTGATCGGGCAGGGGCGTATTGCCAGCGGTACGTTTTCGTCGCCGTAGTGATCCTGGATAGCGCGAGCCCGATTAAGATAACCTTGGCCACCTTCAGCGGCGTAATACAAAACGCAACCTTGCTTGACGTTATGCCCGTGCCAGGAGCGACCAGCAGCGATGTGGTAGCTCATGTCGAGCGTGAAGAAGGATTTACCGGTGTTAGACTGCCCGTAAACTACTGTCATTTGTTTGGCGCCCAACCAGCTCTTTATGAGATAGTTTGACTGGAGTACCGGCTGCGCGTCTCCGATCCACACGAGCTCGTCCAGGAGGCTTTCCGGTCTGTTGAGTGTCTTTAGCCCCGTGGCAACCGCTTGGAGCCCCTGGGAAGCGTGTAGGTCGTTCCAATCGGTATCTGGCATGGCTGGCGCCGTCCAAGGTAAACCGGTGCTCTTGGCTGCGTCCTGACCC